AAAAGAATTTGGCCTGGCGATACCCCGTCAGCAGGTCGAATCCCACGACCCGACAAAAGCAAACGGCAAAGGACTGGCGCAAAAATGGGTGGACATGTTCAACGCCACCCGAGAACGCTTCCAGAGTGAAATCTCTGATATCCCGATCGCCAACAAGGCGTACCGGCTGCGAGTTCTCGACCGCATGGCAACGCGTGCCGAGGGAATGAAGAATCTCGCGTTAACCGCGGAGATTATCGAGCAGGCCGCCAAAGAGTGCGGCGACGCTTACACCAACAGGCACAAATTCGAGCATTCCGGCCCCAATGGTGGCGCTATACAGACGATC